GGTTTGAGAGCATCACGGCTTTCATTGCCTTGAGCTTGCTTGTTCCGTAGTCGCTATGGGCGGCCACGAGTGCTTCAAAAGTTTTGGGTTCTTCCTTTTTCTCGGAAGGAACTTCGATGGAGGGCGAGGCGGGAATGGGCTTGATGCCGAACTCAGTCAGCACTTTCTTCACCACTTCACTCATCTCTTCCTTTTTATCTTCGGAGGGTTCAACCTCAACCTTGGCTTCCTCTTTCACTTCATCCATAGGAGCTTCGGCCATCTTTTCGTCTTTGGGTTTCATAGCGGCTTCGATAGCCCCTAAGCGGACTTTGATGTCCTCGATATCTTTCATATATTGGTCATCCATATTAGTTTTATCCTTTTTGTCAAGTGGTGCTTCCACTACCGCTTCTTTGGCTACCGCTGGGATAGTCTTGCCTCCGCTAACATATCCTAGCTTTTCCATAAACTTAACCATTTCCTCAAAGAGTCCGTTTGTAGCCGCTGGCGAGGAAACAAGATCAGCCGAGGCGATACTTTGGGGTCTGATGTAGTCCTTGCCGTCAATGGTCTCGCTCTCGTTCACAAAGGCTAGGGAAACGCCAAACTGGTCGGGGGCTTCGCTGGCCATCTCTTTGATAAGGCCATAATGAGGAGAGTTGCGGAGTAGTCGGAGATCGGCCACTAGCTTGTCCCCTTCGATGCGGGGATTCCTTGCGAACCCTACAACTGCGTCTAATCCGCTTCCGTGGTTCATCTTGACCTTCACGCCATTCTTAGCGCTTCCCATAAGTTTGAGGGCAGTCTCTAGGCTGGTCTTATCCACGAAAAGGTCGTGTCCTTTAGCCTCTCCCACCTCCAAAATTGAAACTCCACCTAGCTCCATCTCATTTAGTTCCTCGTCTCTGTAGGTGCTATAAGCTACTGCAAGTCTTTGGTCGTTGTCGGGAAAGTCTTGTTTTGCTTGTTCATCATCCATGAAACGAGCCACGAACTCGTCCTCAGTTTCTGAGTTTGTTGGGTTTGGTAGAGGCATAACTGCCTAGCTTATGTCAAAGAAGATCGCCGTCTGCTTCTCGATATGACTTCTTAACTTCACCGCCACCCGCCATCTTCAAGAACTTGTTCACCCTAGCCATCGCCCAAGCGTTCCTTGAGTTGGGCTTTCCCCCGCTGATGGTGGGTCGGAAGCTAGTGGAGAACGCCCCTGCTCCCCTTCTAAACACTTTCTTTAATGCTCCGATGCTAGGTGCGTTTTTCTTGGGGTGATCTTTCTTGAACTCGGCAATCTTGTTTTTCAAGGCTTCCTCGTTCTCGGGTGAAATCTCAATGTCCCCAGCCTTGCTCCGGGTGGATGCCGTGCCTTCGGGGTTCTCCTTCGAGCCTTTGATTTGTTCCTTGGGAGGCGCGGGGGTTTGGGAGACTGGTCGGGCTAGCTCCTTGTTGTCCCTCGCATCCATCTGTCCCACGATCTTCTTTGCCCAAGAATAGCCAGCATCCCCGCCCCATCCATTCCACGCTTGCCATCCTTTTCCCTGTTCCCCAAAGGTTGAGCCTTTCTTATCCACTTCGTGACGAGCCAAGAAGCTCAACATTCTCCGAACTGTGTCGGGCGATAGCTTCACCCCATTTTGCAAGTCTCTAGCCCTAGCGATGCCCACAGGGGTCATCCCTCGTTGGCTGGGTGGTTTCGTCTCCCTAACATCTAAGGCTCGTTTGGCGGCATCTCTAGCCCCTTGTGGGGGTGTAAAATCAATCCCATCGTATTTCCCTAACTCAATCCCGCCCATCATCCCCTCAATCAGCATCTTGATTGATGCTGGGTCTAGGCTTGCAAGGGCTTCTTCAATGTCTTTTTTTTTAACTTCTAGCTCTTCGGAAGATGGCTCAATCGGGTCTTCTGGAATTGGCTTCTGGTCACCACCCTCATCCTCATCTTCTTCTGGTTCGTCTTTTGCGGGTGCTACTAGTTTGGGTGCGGGTACTGGAAATTGTGGCTGAGGGGGTGTGGGCGTAACAATATCGGAAATGGTTTCTGGGGCTACGCCATACTTTTGTGATAAGTCCTTAATCAGCTTTGCCTCGATAGCCCTCTGCCTCATAGAAGATTCGAAATCTTGTCCTCGCTCACTATATATGTCTGCCGCCGTCCGCAATCCAGATCGCCACTCTGCTATCGAAGAGCTAGATTCTCTCCCTAAATCTATGGAGACATTCGCCCCAAAGTTGAAGATGCCCTTGGTCGTTCTGCTCCCAGAGTTGTTCTCGATCAAGCCCCTGGCAACTGCATCGGCGATTACGATGTTCTTAATTGGGCGAAGCACTTTATCATCTAGGAGTTTCTGGTATCTTCGGAAAGTTCGCCCCGCTTGTTGCATTTCTAGTCGAGCGGTCGGGCCACTCATAGCGGAAGGGTCAACGGCGAAGCTGTAAGGGATGCCCACGCCCAAGCAAATGTTGCGTAGTAGAATCTTGTGGAACTCTGCAAAAGCACCAGAGGGACGGCTAGGGCCATCTGGGAATACGATATCTTCACCCGGTTCTAGGTAGGATATTTTACCAGACTCAATAGCTTCTAACTTGATAGTATCGCCATTGATGTTCTCATCGTTTGTCAGCGAGGAGAGATCAGAGGCATTGTTGTTATTCCTCTTTACGATTCCAGCTTGTGAGCTTGCATTTTTGGCGGCCATCTTCTCGAAGTTAATAATATCGTATATGTCCGTTGCATCATTGATTGCAGTATGGAAAGCAGAGATTCCCCTGTATTGGTCGATGCGGAGCGGGTCGAACAAGTGAAAGGCTTGGCTAGATGAGATGGTTGCTTGGTAGGTGTAGAAATCGCCGATGCTTCGGTTGTAGATGTCGTAGGCGGTTGGTGCTCCTGTGTCTCGATCAATATGGATTCCACCGATCAAATCTAGGCTGGTGTAAACCTTGAATGGGTCTCCCAATCTGTCTGCCTCAATGCCTTGGATTTTTAGGTTTCCATCCTTGTCTCGGACTAAAACAAAAAGGAAGTCACCATCTCGTAGCATGCTCATCATAGCCACTTGCATAAGGGTCGAACCAGTATGCCTTGTGGAGATGTCGCACTTGTCCCACCACTCTGCCCAATATGCCTCCACCTCGGTGTTGACTTCGGGGTTTTCGGTTCGGGCTTGGTAGGAAATGTTTGCGGCGGTGTGACTGGCGAACTTCATTAGAATAGATCGAACAAGGCCAACATTCTCGGCCAAGTCCCTTGCCCTTTTCATCAACTCCACTCGGTCATAATTAGAATGGTAATCTTCCGCACCAGAAAGCGCACTCGGCCCCTTGCGTTCCCTTGAATACTTTACCGCATCGTATGAGAAGTTGACGAGTTTCTGCCGTGCAATGATTCGATTAACTGCCCCTTGCGGGTTTAGAAAGGCAACGGCTTTGTCTATTAAATTGAGTTGGGCTTTTTTCACGAGAAGTTGGCGTAGGTTGTTCTAATCCTTGTGCCATTTGCCGAGTCAATAGCAAGCGTTAATTCAGCGATGGTAGACGAAACTTCACCGAGGTTCGCCCTCGAAAAAGAGCGTCCCGCTATTGAGTATGAGCTACCCGCCACCGCTATTGCTTCAAGACAAGTGACATATTTATCACGCAACGAAGTTAGGGTGGCTAAGGGTAGCCCGATAAAATCACCCTTCGCCATTGATTTCCTCTTCTGTCAAGCTAGCGGGTGAAATCCGTAGTAGCTTGTAAAGCCCCGCCCCGACAATATTCATGCACTCACAATCGAGTAAGTGGTTCTGCTTTCCGATTTGCTTCCATACCATCCTTGTTCTGCCGTTGAGGGGATTCTTCACAGCTACCTTCACCTCTGCCCGAATATGGGTGTGCCAAACCTCGGGAGCGTCATCGGCCACGAATCCGTCAGCGTGGAGGAGGTTCGAGAATATGTCTTTGATGCTAGGATTAGACCAACGCCAAACAGGGCATAGCCTCCACTTCCATCCCGCCCTAGATTGACTCGCCTTACCCGAGAGGGGGTCTCCATTAGAGATTCTGGCAAAGGGTCGAGTCACTTTCTGCTCTCCCACAATCTCCGAGAAGGAGGAGCGATCTGAGCCAACCAAGGCAATCCAACCATGTAAACAACATTGGTAATAGACATCTCGGGTTTGATCGCCCGAATCAATAAAGACCATTTTGGGTTGCACCTTAAACTCGTCTGCCTTGGCTTCGATATCGCCCCAAGTCTCAAGGCGGCCAGCCCATACCATTCGAGACTTGCCTTCATCGTTATACGCTCGAACCAGTACCCAAGTGTGAAAGCCACCGGACTCCTGCACATCGACGGACATCACGCACTTCTCCCCCTCCCGAACCTCGCCCATCTTGTAGCCACCCGCCTTGATCTCGATTCGTTCCTGTTCGTGTTCTAGCCAAGGCTCGGCCAATACTCGATTGATGAAATCTTGCAACCCCACGATTCCCGCATATTTATCCTGTAAGAACTTCACCGCCAAGCTCCCGAATGTAACCCAAGGGGCATAGAGGCCGTTGAGATGGTAGGAGCGTCTAGCTGGTTCGCCGTTGGGGTTGGTTGCCTTCCATTCACCTCCTCGAAGCATAGCGGTTTTTTGTCCGTCAGTAATTGGCTTCTTGCATCCTTCGCACTCGTAAAAGGCTGAGGATTTTACTAGGGCGAAGTCATAGACGCTATCCTCTAGTTTTGCTTTATCGTCCCACTTGATCTGCCCCCAAATAAGTTTCTGTTTCAATCCACAATGCGGGCAAGGCACAAAGAAGAACCGCATATCCCCTTTTAGCCACTCGCTCCATATTGTACTATCTGCCGTGGTCGGGGTGCTGGTGGTTATGATTAGATGGTTCGGGTAGGTGCTAACTCTAGCCTCTGCCAACTGCAACGCTCCCGCTTCTGTTTTGCTAGACCCTGCTTCTGGATATTTGTCCACCTCATCGAGCATCAAAAGGGAAACAGACCTAGAGGCAAGATTGGCGGGGCTGTTACTTCCCACAAACCAAAGGCTCATCTTTCTAAAATGCTGTTCGAGAATCTTGATCTTATCTGTGTTGTCGGGCTTTTCTTTGGCTAGGGCTGGGCAATCATCAATCATCGGCAACCATCTAGTTTCGGAGAACGATCTAGCAAGAGCCTCGGAGGGCATCACCCAAAGGGCGGGACAAGGCCGCTCGGCCAGTCGATAGGCTAGGCCAGCGAGAATGGTTGTAGTCTTGGAGGTCTGCGCTCCCCAAACTAGGCACACCCGCCGAACTGAATCATCCCCAAAGGCCTCGAGGGGTTCTCGGACATAGGGCGTTAAGTTTGTCGAGTACGCACCCGGTATGTTCGTCACCCTTGCCGATAGCGTAAGGTTTTTCTCTGCCCACTCTGGAATTGAAAGATGCTCTCTGGGCTTGAATAAATCCCTAGTGAATCCGTTGATTTCCGCAAGTGGATTATTGGGCATATATTTCTTCGAGGGGCGCTTCTGTTAAGTCTTGCCCTTT